GCCTAATGCTTGCGCTCCGCACGATGGATCATCCCCAACGACATATCGAAGCGAACCTACAGGTATTCCAGATGCGGGAGGCGGTCTGACGTGAATGGCATCAATAAGGATAGCGTTGTCTTCGAGATTGGAGCCTACGATGGAGCATGGGCGAGGACCATCGAATCGGCCTATCATCCGCGTCTCTATCTGTTCGAGCCGCAGAAATGGGCGTATGAACGATGTGTCGAAGCCTTCAAGAACAAGTCCAATGTCCGAGTCTTCAATTTTGCTCTTGGAGTGTTCACCGGAACAGGACGCATGGGTGACTTTCAGAGTGACGGCGCAAGCCTGATGAAAACGGAACCTGTCAAATGTGACCAAGTAAATCCACGGTTTCAAGACGTGGAGATTGTCGCATTCGATGAATTCTTGGCCTCAGAGAAGATAGACTATATCGACTTATGCCAGATGAACACAGAGGGATATGAGTATTTTCTTATCCCATATCTTATCGAAAAAGGACTTATTACGAAGATAAAATATCTGGCCTGTCAATTCCACATGCACCCGTGGTTTCCTCTCGAAGAAAAGAGAATTATGGACATGGTTGACCTAACTCACAATCGCGTAATAGGGGAACCGGCGTTTGTATCATGGGAGAGAAAATGAGCCTTCCGGATCTTACTATTGGGGTATGCACATATAAGCGGCCAAACTGTGCAATACATTGCTTCGAGGGATTTACCAGCCGGTTTCACTATGATGGGAAGATCAAATTCCACATTGCCGATGGAGGAAGTCCGCAGAAGGATATAGATGCTTACCTGACCATCCTGAAAGATTACGACGTAACAATAGACGTAACGGACAACCTATCCAGCATGATGAATTCGTGCGCCCGTAATTCAGGCGATGTGTTTATCATCACCGTGGATGATTTTGTGATTAACTTCAATACAGTCGTGGACCTTTCCCCTGACGTGCGTTTCCTGCTTGCACATCCGGAAGTCGGTAAAATAAGAATGGGTAGACTGGCATTCTGGAGCGGAAAGAACTTCGCGGAGTTGTATAACTGGAACGGTCTGCAATGGTGGGTGTTCGACAAAGCGCGAAGCGCAAATCCCTACATGGATACGATTGGAATGTCTTTGTACCATCGTCGGTTTTGGGATACTTACGGTGACGTTCCTCCGTGTTCTCCGCACATGCCAGGAGAATCAGAATTGAATATGGAGGAACGGTTCCGCAAGAAGGATGGTCCTACAGTAGCGATTCCAATGCGGTTCGGCGCGAATGGACCGCATTGTCACGAACCCATACTGCATATCGGGGCTTTGCGAAGCGATGATTACGCGGAAGCTGGCGGATCCCCGTGGTGCGCGAGGTAAACATGGCATATAAAATATCTCTCTCAGCAATCAATATACCTTCCGAGACATACAAAGTAGTAGAGCAGGCTTTGTTGGAAGGCAATATTGGGCAATCGCATTATATCGAGGAATTTGAACAGAGGATTGCCGATTATGTAGGTGCGAAATATTGCATTGCAACTTCCAGCGGTACTATGGCAGATGCCGTAGCTGTGGCTGCTGCACGATGGATGTATAAGTTTGACTTCATCGTAGTTCCGGCTCTTACGTTTATTGCACAGCCAAATGCTGCAAAAATGGCTGGAGCCAAGGTAGTGTTTGTGGATGTCAAGGAAGACTGGACTATCAATATCAGCGAAGAAACAATTGATGGGCTGAAGTGCGCTATCTTCGCCACAGACATTATGGGACGCTTCGCGCAGGTGGATGATCCGTGGATCATGATTGAGGATGCCTGCGAAAGTTTTGGTTCTAGGTGGAATGGTAAGTTTTCCGGACGGTTCGGGACGTTGGGGACGTACTCATTCTTCCCGTCGCATACGGTGTCTACGGGTGAGGGTGGAGCAATCGTAACTGACGACGAACGGCTTGCTCTGCAATGCCGTCTACTTCGAAACCATGGACGTGATCCTTCCAATGATCCGATGGACAAGTTTCACTTCCCATATGCAGGGTTCAATGCAAAGATGTCCAGCATCCAAGCCGTTATCGGTATTTCTGTGATGAATCATATCCAAGAATATGTGGACAAGCGAAAACAGGTATTCGACTGGATGCACCGTGGATTTGGCACGTTTACGCAGCGCGAAGGAGAGGAGATCGTACCTCACGGATATCCTATCGAATTCAAGTCCGAGACGGACCGCAATCATGCCATGAAGGGTATCCTGGAAGCTGGTATTGAATGTCGTAAGTTCTTCTCCTGCCTTCCGATGGACGAACCGCCGTGGCAGATTGATATAAAGATGGATTCGATGTTCCCGGTGGCTTCACATATTGCACATACGCACGCATACGTCCCGTGCCACCAGAATCTCAGCCGTGGAGACGTGGAGTACATCATCCAAGTGGTGAAGGCGCAGAAAGGGATTGCATGAACATCCTCATCGACGGGGGCATGGGCTTTGTGGGAAGTCATACCGTCCAACTGGCCGTTGAAAAGGGACACACGGTGTCTGTTATCGACAACGAGTCTACCGGCTACACGAAAATTAAGGGGGCCAAATATTACAAGGGGTCGATTACCGAGCCTGAATTCCTAGCTCGTGCATTCCGTGAGATCAATCCACAGGTTGTCATTCACCTTGCGGCGCAACCGTCCTTGCAGACAAGCATCAAGAAGCCGCAATTCGATGCCAAGGTAAATATCATCGGGACAATCAATGTGGCGGAGAAGTGCCGTGAGTACGGCGCGAAGATTGTATTCTCATCCACATCAGCCGTATATAAGGCTATTGAAGGGCAGGAGTACACAGAACAATCCGATTTAGGTCCATTGAGCCCTTATGGGTGTGCCAAATTCTCCGCAGAGAAGTATATCCAGGTACTTTGCGACAACTGGGTAATCCTTCGGTATGGAAACGTCTACGGTCCGCGTCAGGTTCCTATCGGAGAGAATCAATTCGTGCCGAGGGCTATCCAATACATCATGGGCGATCTTCCGGAGTTTGTTATCAACGGAGACGGAGAACAGAAAAGGGATTTAGTCTATGTCTGCGACGTTGCAAAAGCCAACCTGAAAGCGTGCATGTCAGAACGATCCGGGATCTATAACATCGGAACCGGGCGCGGAACAGAAATTAACACAATATTTGGATTCGTTCGCGGGTTTCTGAATAAAGTAGATATCTATCCGAAGCGTGGTCCTGCAAAGACTGGCGAATTACGAAACGTTGTACTGAATTCCGTGAAGGCTAAGGTTGACTTAGGATGGGAGCCGCAAACCGAACTCGCGGACGCCCTAGCTGATACTGTGGAGTGGTGGGTAACTACCGGAAAGCCATGCGGATGCAAAAAATGAAGGTCTATATCAATCCTACGTTTACTCATCCTGACAAAGCGGACGGGGGCATACGAAGGGTCGTAGAAGCTCAATGCAAATGGCTTCCAAAATTCGGATGGGACGTTGTATCCAGCCCAGAGGAAGCGGATGTTATCGCCTGTCATGGGGCTTCGCTGACGTTGAAGCCAGACAAGCCAATGGTTGCGCATTGTCACGGTCTATATTGGAGCGAATACGGGTGGGATTATTGGGCGCATGATGTTAACAAGCAGGTCGTTCGTGTTATGGCGGCGGCTGTTGCTCATACGGCTCCTAGCCATTGGGTTAATACGGCCATGCGCCGTGGAATGCTGATTTATCCAAGGACTATTTACCATGGGGTAGACGCGCAGGAATGGACGCCGGGAGAGAATGGGGAATACATCCTATGGAATAAAGCTAGATCTGATAACGTCAGCAATCAGGAACACGCTGAGAAACTGGCAGCTATTATGCCAAACAAGAGGTTTATTTCTACCATCGGAACGGCACGAAAAAACTTTTCCGTCATCGGGGCTTTGCCATATAACGAGATGAAAGCCAAGGTACAGAATGCCGGAGTGTACCTTGCCACAGCTAGGGAGACGTTCGGGATCGGAACACTTGAGGCGTTGGCTGCTGGCGTGCCTGTAGCTGGATGGGATTATGGCGGTCAGTCTGAGATAATCATTCCAGGAGAGACAGGATACCTTGCCCAATTTGGGGATTATGAAGCATTGGCAAAGGCTGTTGAACTATGCTTCCAGCACCGGACCCGTTTGAGCAAAGCGGCGCGTAATGATGCTATTAATCGATGGGGATGGGAAAAACGGATCCGGGAATACGCGGAAGTCTACTCCGAAGTGGCTAACTGGTGGCACAGACCGAAGTATAAGGTCACGGTTATTGTTACTGCTTACAATCTGGCGCAGTATCTGAGCGGGTGCTTAACATCCGTGTTAAATCAGACGTTCAAGGATTGGGAGTGCATTGTCATTGATGATTGTTCTACGGATAACACGGCGGAAGTCGTGCGCCCGTATCTGGACAACTCCCGGTTCTCGTATTACCGAACACCTGAAAACCTGAAACTGGTAGGCGCAAGGAACTTCGGGTTTACCAAGTCGAAGGGAAAGTACATCATCTATCTGGACGCAGACGACGAATTCACACCGAATGCTTTAGAAATCCTCGCAGGTCAATTGGATCTGAACCCTGAAATCCACATCGCGTCTGGACACTTAGAAATCATGGGGCAGACTGAAAAAGCAGAATGGCCGTTTGCTAACTTCGACTGGTGGGGGCAAATGGCGCACTTGAATCAAATGCCCTATTCAACCATGATGCGGCGTGAGGTCATGGAGCGATCCGGCGGGTACAGGGAACGTTGCTGGCGTGCCGAGGATGCTGAGAACTGGTGTCGTCTTACTTCCTTTGGGTTCCGAGCAAAGAAGGTTACTGAGGCTCCCACCCTGCGGTGGCGCAATACTCCCAACTCCAAGAGCAAGAGTGAACCTGGCGATGGGGAATGGACGGCATGGTTTCCGTGGAATCTCGCACGCACACGCGAGGACGCACGCAGGGACTGGAATAAAATAAAAGCGCATGAACATCCAAATCCTGACATGGTTCCTTGGGGTGCGCAGGGCGATCCTCCCAAGGGAATGCTGTTTTGGGAAGTTCCCCATCAGGCCAACCCGAAGATTTCTGTAATCATTCCAGTCGGTCCGGGACATGAGAAATACGTCATCAATGCTGTTGATTCAATCATGGGTCAGACGATGCGCGAGTGGGAAGTCATCGTCATCAATGACACAGGCAAAGAATGGCCGCAGGGTTTCGAGTCTCCGGTACGTGGCGCACCGTGGGCTATCGTAGCTTCGACGGGTGGTAATCTTGGAGCCGGAGCAGCGCGAAACCTTGGCGTAAAACATGCTCGTGGAGAATTCCTGGCATTTCTGGACGCGGACGACGTTTCTCTTCCAAACTGGTTGGAAAAAGGAATAGAGACTTGTATTCGCTATAACTCCGTCGTTTATACAGACTGGATAAAGAGCGGAAGTAAGGATGAGCCTTCTGAGTATTACGAAACGGACGAGTTTGAATGTGGTGATGTACTTAAGAAGATGCGCCACGCCATGACCGTAATCCTTCCAAAGCAATGGCATGAAGATATAAAAGGCTTTGATGTAAAAATGAAAGGGTGGGAGGATTGGGATTATCTGATTGCTCTACAATCCAGCGGGCGGTGTTCGGTTCGATTGCCAATTCCAGGATTCGTGTATATGTTCCGCAAGGGACATCGACGTGAAGCGTCTTTTGACAATCGAACTGAACTGTTGCAATATATAAGACAGAAATGGGATGATTATTATTCCGGGAGGAAGCAACTCATGTGTGGATGCGGTAAACGTTCTCCAATTGTTATGACGAAACCCTTACCTACTTCAAAAGTACAGCAACAGGCTAATCCTGGCGGCGCTGTACTCTTGACATATCGACAAGCCTCCTCGGGAAGAATGACCATCGTGGGTCCGGCCACTAGGACTATTTATTCCTTTGCTACTGGTGAGGACAAATACGTCCACTCTGCGGACGCTGCCGAATTCCTTAAGAGGTCTACCAGAGGTGTTCCACACTTTACAAGAGCAGATGACGGTTCACCCGCGACAGAACCAGAACCTGCGAAGTCGGATACCAAAAAACCTGAATTCGCAGAGATGCCAGGCGAAAAGGTAGAGAATAAAACCGCTGTTCCTGCTGTCTCTCAAATGAACGCACGCGAGATTGAAGAAGCGACCAAGAACCTTCCTGTAGATACCATACGGGAAATGCTGAGACTGGAAAAAGAAGGACGTGGCAGGAAGGGTGTAATTCTTCTGCTCACAAAGGCAATGACAAATGCTTCTTCTTGATTTCGTGATTGGAATTCTGGCTGTCTTTCGGTTATCCTCTCTACTGACTTATGAGAAGGGACCGTTAGATGTTTTTATACGCTGGCGAAGGTTTGTAGGAATTACACACGACGACGCAGGACTTCCGATTGAGTGGCCGGAAACATTTCTTGCAGGTCTTACATCATGCGTCTGGTGCAATTCTGTTTGGATTGGCGGGTTCTGGTCGGTGGCATATCTTATCAGTCGGGATGTGACGGTCTTCGGATCGTTGTTCTTGGCACTTTCTTCCGGGGCTGTCATAGTGAATAGGTGGATCCGTGGCTAGATCATCGATACGCACATGGCTATCTCTTGACCGATTTGCTGAAATAACAGGATTAAACCCGCTTCACTTCAACCAACTCAGCGGACAGGGGTTATTGAATTACGATCTGTCTTGCGGGTATCCGTGGTTTCAGTTCGACTGGCAAGCGACCGAAAAGGTATCTCGGGAAACGCTGTCAGAAGCTATTCGAAGGGCTGAATTGCTTATTTCGCAGACCGTAGGATATAACCTTGTTCCGGATTGGAATACCAACGCGGAGCGTGTCTTGATTTCAAAGTCTCGCGATCCGTACCTTATTTCAACAGGATACAACGCGCGAGGAATGAGAAAGTCGGTTGAATTGAACAAGGGGTATTACATTTCGGGCGGCAAGAGAGCAAAGACACTCATTCAGGCGGCGGTTGCGATTGTGGCAACAGATGGAGATGGAGATGGTTTCTTTGAAACCTGTACAGCTACTTTCGCATCGACAATTGATGTTTGTGAAGTCCATGCTTATCTTCCGGGCAGGTCTGGTTCTGATGCTTATGAGATTCGACCGATTACAGTAACCAATATCGGTGGTGGACTTTATTCTGCCGTCTTCAAACGATGGCAGGTTGTGGATCCTGATTTGCAGGACGGCTTCTTACCTCAGCAATTGGAGAATGTAGCGGCAACGTTCGAAACAACCTGCGACATTTACCGCGTCTACAACGATCCGTCTGTTCAACTGACTCTGAATTGGGAGCCTGGTGCATGTAGCACGGACTTTTCCTACGTTGCAGGAATGCTTGCCAGTCGCGATTGCCGTAGAAGCATTGTCTCGTATCGTGCGGCAACGTGGAACGGAACCGGGTTTGACGACGCAGATTGCGGGTGTTTGGGTGATCCTGACTTCTTGGATGCCTATTACTACTCAGGTTATGTTTGGCCGGATGCACCATGCGATCAAGTCATGGATCCGTTTTGGGAACAGACTGTGGCGCATCTTGCAATCGCCATGATTGACCGGGAGTTATGTTCATGCAATAATACTGCATGGATGTTCAAAAAGTGGCGGGATGATCTCGCAGAGACCAATGAAGCTCGTTCGTTCAATATCATCCCGTCCGACTGCCCGTTTGGATCCAGGAGAGGTGAGTTGGATGCCTGGAAACGGTGTAAAGAGCGGAGACTTGCATGAGGACTGTCGAGTTCGAGAAGAACGGTAGAAAGTACCTCGTGCAGCTACCCGATGAGGCTCCGGATAGTGACGCGGAACGGGGTATACCCATAGGGCCACCTGATATTGACGCCCTTCTCCCACTTCCGGAGCCCTTTGCTACAAGACTACATAATGAGTTTTACGCCAGAGGAATATTCACGCTGGCTGATACGATGAGAAATCAAAACGAAGTACGCGCCGCTATTCTGGCGGCGGTCCGGCTTGATGTGCAAAGCATACAGGCCGCATTTCAAGAATTCGAGCGGTTACGCGCTCAGGAGGTAGACAATGGCTGATACTGTTCAAAGCGGACAGACGCGGGTGTGGGTAATCGAGAACGGGGCTTCTCCGGATAGTACACCTGTTTTTTATGGGTGGTATAAACTGAATGATCCTACTTGGGGGCAGGGTGATTCCACTCCGATCAAGGTTCCATCCGGAGACAACTACAATAAGTTTGAAGAGGTCGATCAGGTCGTGGGTGCTGTGGAACGTCCGACGTTCGGAATTACAGGTCTCTATACCACGAAGCTGTCCGATCTTCTGCGCATCACCCGTAAGGGTTGTGAGTTCGATATTCAGGCTCACATTGGAAAATGTGATAATCCACAGGACTTCAATCGTGGATGGAACAAGATTGTCGTATTACCAAATGCCCGTGTGACATCTTACAGCGGAGAGAACTTCGGTGCGCTGTCGGAAGATGAAAAGAACGCCACTCGCGACACAGGGGATATGTCAGCCAAAGAAATGTACGAAATCGTTCGACTTACCTTCTCGGAAATCCTCGGGGCTTCGGCTGTCCGTGAAATCACGGCGGCTGTTGTCTGTGACAATGTTTCTTGCGGTGACTGCGGCGAAGAGTCTGACGGATGCCAAAAAGTCTTCTTTGGTATGAAAGGCGCATCGGCAACTCCTGGTACTCCTCCGGCTGTCATCTACTCCAGTGATAAAGGTGCTTCGGCGGGTACGTCTTCTGTGACGACCCTATTCTCGAACGAGTCTATCGAAGACCTTGCCTGTGTGGGTGGGTATCTGCTTCTGGCCTCGCAGTTGGGTGGCGTTCACTATGCGGATATCTCCGATCTTCTGGCAGGTGTTGGCGTATGGACGGAAGTCTCTACAGGTATCGTAATCGGAAAACTCCCGAATGCGATTGCGACCGTGGATGTGTCCCATACCTGGCTGGCTGCGGAAGATGGGTACATTTACTTCTCGGATGATGTGATCTCAGGCTGGACCGTACAGGATGCCGGTGTTGCTACCGTCCAAGACCTAAATGCAATCTCCGCGTTTGACTCTCAGAACGTCGTTGCAGTAGGTGAATCGAATGCCGTTGTCTACACGACCAATGGCGGTTCTTCGTGGCAATCCGTAACCGGTCCCGATGTCGGTATCTCTCTGACTGCTGTGTACATGGCAACCAAGACCAAATGGCTCGTGGCAACGGCCACAAAACTGTATCGGACGCAGAACTCAGGTGCAAGCTGGACTGTTGTTTCGCTTCCGGTTACTCCGACTGATATCAGTTCGATCAAGTTCTCCAATGATACGGTAGGGTTCATGGCTGTCACCGTTGCCGGTCCTGCGGGCAAGATTCTGCGGACCATCGACGGTGGACATTCGTGGTACGTGCTTCCGGAATCTGGTGCTGGTTCTATTCCGACCAACGAAGCGATCAACGTTGTGGCTCCGTGCAAGGAAAACGTCAACCTCGTGTTTGGCGGCGGACTTGAAGCCACTACAGTCGGTGTCATCGTGAAGGCAGAGGGATCCTAAATGTCAAGACGCAAATCGGGAATCAAGCGTGAGATTCAGGGCGATAATCTAACTCTTTCGACCGGCGTTGTGCTAAAGGTGCAGACCGTTCCGGCTTGGAAATTCAGCGAGTTGTCAGACAAGCTGGAGCGGCCTGCAATCCCGGACATTGATGTAGACGGTCGGAAAGTTGCCAACCCGGATGATCCTGATTATTTGAAGGCCGTAAAATCTTTTGAAGAAAAGATGGCCGAGCAATTCAATAATCTGACTATCGTGTTTGGGACGGAAATCGTAGCCATTCCTGACGGCTTTCCAAAACCTGATGATGAAAAGTGGAGAGAAAAGGTGGAGTGGAGCGGTACAGAAATCGGGACTGGTCCTGTCAATGCTTATCTGGCGTGGGTTAAGTACGTTGCGGCTCCGCGCATAGATGACATCAGGTCAATTCTCAGCGAGGTTGGGCGGAGGTCGAGCGTTCCCGAAGCGGACGTAAAGACTTCTGCCGATAACTTTCGGCGTTAGAGTAGACGGAAGACCGATTGCTGAGTATCGACCATCGACAGGCGTATCTACGGGGATCACGTATACCGTTCATTTTCCTGGTAGCGTTCCGCTTTACGAGGAACACGATGCCAGAATACAGGCGGGCTACACGATCCCCGAATGGTATGACTTGAATCCACAAGCAAGGGCTTTAGAAGTGGCGCATTATCGGCTTCGTCATGCCGTGGAATTGGCAGGCAATGACGCGGTAGAGATACACGCCAAACGGAAGCAAAAACGTGGCCTATGAAACCCTAGGAATTCAGCTTGAAGTTAAAGGTCTGTCCCAATTCAAAACTGAAATGGGGCAGGTCAAAACGTCTATAAATGGGACAACTACCGAAACAAAGAAGGCTGCTCCAAGTTTTCTTGAAATGGCCGGCGCTGTTACGGCCGGAATTCTTGCGTCAGAAGCATTTATAAAAATAGCTGAAAAATTAGTCGGTGTTTTACAGGATTCCGTCGCTGCGGCTTCTAAAAACGAAACATCCATGATGCACTTGACAGCGACCTTACGATCTACTGGTCGCGAAAGCGAAATAACGGCAACGCAGATAGCAAAATTTGCAGAATCCATGATGCTTGCAACGTCATTCGACGATGAAGCCATCATTGATGCCTATAACGCAATGGCTAAGTTTGAAAATATTAATACTGGGGATTTGGAAAAAGTACTCCGGGTTGCAATGGATATGACCGCCGCTCTTGGTGGAGATTTAGCGACTAACGCAGAAGGGATTGCCCGTGTTCTGGAAACAGGTCTCATCCCTCGGTCTTGGGGATTTACGGCGGCTCTGAAGGAACAGGTTCGTGAACTGGTAAATGCCGGTAAATCGAGCGAAGCATTAACGTTGATTCTCGACCAATTGAATAAACGCTATGGCGGACAAGCGCAAGCCGAGATGGATACTTATGCCGGAAAAGTTAAACATTTAGAGGTTTCGTTTGGAGAACTAAAAGAAAAAATTGGCAAAGAATTGCTTCCAACGCTGACAAAAGTTGTCACAGAGTTGGATAAACTCTTGTTTGGCGTTCAGGATCAGACAACGGCAGAAGGCATCTTGACTGACAAAATAAAAGAAACCACAAAAAGCTATCGAGAATATGTCGAAGCATCCATACGAGCGAAGTTGGCAAGCCGGGGATTCACAGACACAGAAATAGAGAAGTTTGTTGAATTAGACATGAGGAGTAAGACTCTCATTGCTACTGCTAAATTATATGATCTCCTTACTGAATCAGAATATAACCTTAGCGAAGTGAAGATAGATAGTTCTGATCTTGCGCTAATGTTTGACGTGGTAGAAAACGGAACACCTTCTGTAAAAGAGTTAGGAAAAGCTATTGAAACTACTAAAACAAACTGGAAAGATATGCTGAATGCTGGAATGTCTGCGGCTATGGAATATAGGCAATATGCAAAGAGCATGTCGGATGCCAACGAGAAACTTGCTGAGGACATGAAAAAGTTATCCCAATTAGACCCTTTGGATACGCAAGGAATCAAGGATACCACTGCGGCAATTGAGGAAGATAGAGTGGCTATTGCACGTCTCAAAGAAGAACATCGAATAGCCATGTTAGAAATGATTGCAGGCTGGTATGAAACAAGCCTTGCTGCGGATGGGGTATTTGATGAAAACGATATGGCTAGAATATTAAATTATCGTTTGCAAATGGGTTTGCTCTCAAAAGACGAATATAACGCTGGTCTTGAAGCGATCAACCTGGCAAGGGCTATAAATGGACTGCCTCCTCTCACTTCGTTAGCGGTTGTCACATATTATTCCGATGTATACACAGGTGGAGCAGCTACTTCGGCTGCAACTTTATATGCTGCAATAAAAGAGGGAGGTGCTGCGGCAGTCAATAAAGCTAAGGAGGCAGAAGCAAAAGCTGTTGCTGCAAAGGCAGCGACAGCACTTAAAGCAAGCAGTCAATATAGAACTAACGGATATGCTACGGGAGGTGCGTTTACTGTTCCTCCAGGATTTAATAACGATGACTATATGGCTAGATTTACGTCTGGAGAACTGGTTATGGCATTCACGAAAGCGCAACAGAGGGCAATGGCCGCTCCTCTGCGGGCTATGAACCAGAGTAACTATACCCGTAACGTAAATTATAATTACAATCCGTCGTATGGATCGGCTCCAAACAATCCATCATTCGACTTTGCGATTATGCAAGCGCGGGGTGAAGCATGAGAGAATTTCCGGAAGTTGTAAACGGGTACGAACTGACCGAAGCCGAGTTTGGGATCATCGTGCCTACCCGCGAGGATACGACGAACCTTGTCGAGAACCCGTCTCTGGAAACGAATGTCGATGGGTACAACGCTATGGCAGGAGCCGTGGCGCGGGTCGCGGAACATTCGGCATTCGGGACTTACGCGCTGAAGTGTACTCCCGGTGCTGGCCTGAATGACGGTTGCTATTACGAATACGTCTCTCTGGAAAACGAGAAGCAGTATTTCTTTTCCGTCTATTTCTACGGTGGAGACATCGGGCAGAAATATCGGATTTACTTTGCTGATAATATAGGGGGACGCAAGGGTGCGTACAAGGAATTCAAAGCCACGGGTCAGATGCAACGGATATTCGTGTCTTGGGCGTGCGAATATACCAGCGATTTGTTCCGGGTCTACGTCGTAAAGTCCAATCATGCGGGAATCTTGCCGTTTTATTGCGACGGCTTTCAGGTCGAGAAGGCGTTCTATACTACGTATATAGATGGGGACCGACACGGGTTCCTGGCGGATCGGGCGGATTACTACTGGAACGGGATTGCGCACGAGTCAACTTCCGTCCGGATCGCACAATCTCGACATGGAGGCAGGGAAATGAAACTGCGCGATTTGGGCTTTTCACTTCTGGCAATGGTTGGACTTGGCTTGGGCGGGTTCCAGAGCCGGTATCCTACGCTGGCAACCGGAGGAGAATTCTACGACGGGACGTATAAGGTCGGACGGAACTTCGCGCTCGTGGGTGCTGTAACGGGCTCTGGATACAACGTCCTGCGCGGCCGGTTGGGAGAGTTGTACGAATTGTTCTCCCCGGATTATGTCTCTCCTACTCAGCCAGTCAATCTAACTTTCCGGGATAAACGGTGTGGGGAAAATAGTCTGTTCTTTACCATCCCCTGTGTGTTCGAGGGTGGCTTGGACGACGAACTGAATAACTACCATCAGCAGAGAATATCTCTAAACTTCCATGCGTATCTTCCGCATCTGACAGAGGGAGAGACAGAGGTTGGGTATCAACTTGCGTTTACAAAATATCATCCCAATGCAGATCCGGCAGCTCTTGTTGATACGATTGTTTTTAGACAATCAGACGGAAGATTTACAACCGTCGCGTCTGTAGTATCATCCGCTAGTATCGCGTATTACCGTGGAGAATTCTATTACTGCGATAACTTAAACTTAGAAATAAAAAAAATCAATCCAATCACAGGAATTGTCACTACTGTAGCCACATTTGATTCTCAGGTAAATATTCTAATTGCTAGAGGAGAATATTTATATATTGGAGGAACATTTAGTACCATAGATGGAAATCCGTTTGAGCTTGTTGCGAGATACGACGGATCAACATGGACGCCATTAGGTACTGGAATTACTTATGCTGGTGCTGTTATCGACATGAAATTTTCTAATGATGGAACGTTATATATTGCTGGATTGTTTACTTTTCCAGTAGGTAATAAAGGCGTTTGCTATTACCGAGACGGAACTTATTATCCCATGAATGGAGGCGTGGAGTTTACTCCTCCGGCATCGCTTGGCCCAGTGGCTATTGCTATCGGTAATGATGGAAAAATATGGGTTGGGGGTGACTTTGAGGCACTTAATGATGGATCATCCACTCCGGTTGGACACATTACATATTGGGAAGATGGATCATTACACGATATAACTGGAGTTAATGATACTGTTTATGGCATATTAGTTGATGACGAAGGAACAGTATACGCTGGAGGTGAATTTACATCTACTGAAGGTGGACCTGCTAATGCGGTAGAACATATTGCGTCTTGGGATGGAAATACTTGGCACGAACTAGATTCTGGAATACCAGAGACTGATGTCGTATTTTCTATGAAGGAAATTCCAGAAGGGATAGCCATTAGTTTTCAGTATGATCCATTAGTCGTTGGGGATGATTACCAATTCCCCTCGGGATCGGCAATTTGGAATGGATCGGCACTCGTTCCGTATGATATTTCTACCGATAGCGATGAAGACGTATACAGAAATCAAGTATCCTTTCCATATAACTATATGTTGGCTGGATTATGTAGTACATCCAATCAACATAACATCTCCACAGCCGAGGTCACAGAGATAACGAATCCGGGGAACGTAAATTCCTATCCCGTAATTACTTTCAAGGGTCCGGGCGTCCTGCGGTCCATAAAGAATCTTTCGACGGGTAAATTTATCTGGTTCTATCTTGTACTTCAGGACGGCGAGATTGTCGAACTATCAACCGACCCAAGCAATATCTACATGGATTCAAACCTGCGGGGGAATGTTTTGGAGACGGTCCTTGCAGGGTCCAACCTTACGGAATTCTATTTGAAGCCGGGGAAGAATAATATCTCTCTATTCATCAGCAAATACACAGGCGCGAATACTGGCGCATCCCTGCGGTTCACGCTTAAGAACGGGTCTCTCCCATGACGGATGTTTACGCGGTTCATATCCATGATGACGTAGGGAACAGGCTTGCCATTCCGAAGATAGAAAATCTCCGTTATTACCGGACGGTCAATGGTCTTGGATCATGTACGATAAACATGCCAGCGGACGCGGTTCCGGATTATTGCCTTAGAAGAAATAACATCATTGCAATCTGGAGACTGCCGGAAGTAGGTTCCCCGCAACTTGCCACGCAGACGCTATGGTTCCTCCGCAAGACAACCGAAAAAGACTCCGGCGAGAAACGATCCCTGTCCATCACGGCATACGACCTGAATTATCTTCTTGCGTCTCCGATGGGGAACGTCGGACGTATTACGGCTTACTACGCCGGTTCCGCACAGGCCGCCAAGACGGATAATGCGGACGACATGATAAAAGCAATCGCCCGTCAGAATTTCGGACAGGCTGCGGTTGATTACAACGCCAACACGCGCAAGACGCCGTTCCTGGATATCGATGCAGATTATGCCCTTGCTCCTTCGATTAAAAAGTCCTTCGCTTGGAGAAATATTGCTCAAACGTTTTCGGAAATATGCAAAACGTCGTATGAGAACGGAACGTTCCTCGCGTATGATTTCGTCGTGGCTATTCCTCCAACGGGTGTCATTCCAGAACCTACTTCTGCGGACTGGTGGCCTGCGTCTACATCTCAATTCAGGATTGTATTCAAGACGTTTACAGGACAACGGGGAAACGACCACACGAGGGACGGCGGAGATCCCGTCCTATTCGGTATCAAATACGGAAACTTGGATAACGTTGTTCTGACCAAGGATTACTCCGAGGAAGTCAACGATGTGTACGTTGGCGGAAACGATGTATGCGCGGCGCGAGAGATTGTCAGGGTTTCGCAATCCGGGACAATTGTTGACGGATGGATTTGGAACAAGCGCGAGAAATTCGTCAACGCGGTAGGGATTGATACGGTTCCGTCCCTTACCAACGAAGGCGAATCGGCAATCAAAAAACCTTTCATCTCATTTGAAGGTGATATAAAATCCACTCCCAATTGTCAGTATGGAAGACATTGGGGATGGGGCGATAAAGTATCTGTTGAATTCCGGGATTATTCCTTCGATGCCTGGATTAATAAACTTACCGTCTACTGGTCCTTGGAAGAAGGCGAAACGATTTCTTCTTCTATCGCTGCGGAAGGTGAATTATGAGCGATGTATTGGATGCCATAAAAGACCTTGCCAAATCGGACGGTGATATTTGCAGACGCTTGGATCGATTGGAGACCCGCGAGACAGGTTGTAACTATGCGCCTAGTGACGCGACGTACGTCACCATCGATGACGAAAGCGCGGACCTGGCGAATTCGAGACAATTAACGGCCGGTGCTGGAATATCATTAACTGATGGCGGAGCCGGAAATCCAATAACCATAGCGGCGACGGGCGCAGGTGGAGGCGACAAGTATCCATGCGAAGCCAGACTGACTCTAGAGACTGGCGTACCTGTCAGCACCACGGATCAGACGGCGAAAACAACTATTGAATTATGTGCTTTTAATGGAGACCAGATTGCTCTATACGATGGTGTAAGTGCATGGACTACGGTGACTATTCCAAGTCCAGGTCCACATGTAGATATCACGGAAGCGCAGACTGGTACGACAACCAACGGCAACAAGATCATCAGCGGACTTACGGATACCTCTCAACTTGTTGTTGGCATGCTCATTACGGGAACCAACGTCGGGGCGGCATCAGTCATTGCCACTATTGACTCTGCCACGCAAGTTACAGGGACAGTAAATAGCACCGGAAGCGCAACGAATACTATTACGTTCAAGTGTCCTGCGTCTACCGTCTATGATATTTTTGCGTATAATGATTCGGGTGCGGCAAAACTAGAGTTGTGCGCGTGGACTAATGACACCACCAGAGCAACGGCACTGGCTTGGCAAAATGGTGTATATGTAAAAACCGGAGCCACTACAAGACGTTATATAGGTTCTGTACGAACAACTACAACGGCAGGACAGACGGCGGATGCTGTATTAACTCGTCTTGTTTACAGTTACTACAATCAAGTAAAAAAGAATTTCCATGTAGAACAAAACTCCTCCCATACCGCCAATACGTCTGGAGTATATAGATATTGGAATAATAATAGTGCTAACCAGTGTGAAATACTATTAGGCGTGGCAGGAGTTGTGGACGGTGCTATCTGGGGAGA